GACTTTAAATATCTGGCAGAAACATCTAAGAGAATCTTTGCAAGAGAAGCATTACTTGGTGTATCGGTAACTGGTTGGATGAATAATCCAGACGTTCTACTTGATGCAGAAGTTCAACAAAATGGTGCAGAGATTGTTAAGTCTGTCAACAAACAGGTTGCAGAATTGATTGGTATCAATCAGGCTGCGCGTACAACATGTGTCAAACCATCTGGTAACGCATCTGTACTCTTGCAGACTGCATCAGGGATTCATGCAGAACATGCCCCCAAGTATATTCGGCATGTACAAATGAATAAGGACGCAGAAGTTGCACAGTTGATTGCTAAAACAAATCCATATATGGTAGAAGAGTCTGTTTGGTCTACTAGTCGTACCGATTATTGTATTGGGTTTCCTGTAATTTCACCAGAAGGTTCTCTCTATAAAGAAGACCTATTCGGTACAGATTTGCTCAAGAAAGTACAACTTGTACAACAGAATTGGGTTGAGGCTGGAACTAATGAACACTTGGGTGCAGACCCTACAGTAAGACACAATGTATCTAATACTGTGACTGTGCCTGAACACATGTGGTCAGAAGTAGAAGATTATTTGTTTGAGAATAAAGACTACTTCGCGGGTGTATCGTTCCTATCTGGTTCTGGCGATAAAGATTTCCATCAGGCTCCCATGACAGAAGTATTAGATGAAGAGGAAATTGTATCCAAATATGGTCGTGGTTCTCTGTTCGCTGCTGGATTGATTGTAGATACTCGCAAGGGATTTGACAATCTATGGGAAGCGACTTCTGTTGCACAAATGCCAGTAGAATATCAGGGTGAAATCTCTGATCTACGTGCAGAGTGGATTCGTAGATTCAATAAGTTCGCAGGTAATTATTTCATGGGAGATACAAAACAGGCAGAATATTGCCTGAAAGATGTCTATCTGTGTCATAAGTGGACAAAGATTCAACAGAATATGAATCATGTTGATTTTACATATCAGTTGACAACCAAGAAATTCACAGATATTGATACAATGGGCTCTGCTGCATGTATCGGTGGTGCCTGTGAAATAACTTTTTAATATTCCTATATAGAATAATTATTACAGGAATATTAAAATGGAAACAACGGGTTGTGAAAACTGTTCTGCTGAGTTTAAAGTAGAAACCTATAACGATGAAGAAGTTCGATTTTGCCCAGTCTGCGGCGAGGCTCTAGAAATCTATATAAATATAGATGAACCAGAGCATGAAGTGGACGAAAGTGAATTATGGATGGACGAAGAATAGGTGGTATTGATTATAGTTTATCATGCCCAGCAGTGACTATCTATACCGGAGAGAAAGAGAATTTCAGTTTTGATAACTGTCAATCCTTTTTTCTCTCTGGTGTTAAAAAATACGAAGATTACCAATACAAAAACATAGAGGGTAGTCCACAGTTTAAATTGTGGGAAACCCCAGAAGAACGATATGACTTCATATCGGATTGGGCCCTTGACATACTCATTACACATAAAATTGAGTTAGTCGCAATAGAAGATTATAGCTATGGTTCAAAGGGTAAAGTATTTCATATTGCAGAAAATACTGGATTATTAAAATATAAGATCTGGCAAGCAGAAATAAAGATGCACTTAGTTGCACCCACAGTGATTAAAAAGTTTGCAACCGGAAAAGGAAATGCGAACAAAGAATCAATGTATGAATCTTTTCTGCAAGAAACTTCTAGAAATCTACAAGAAGAACTGGTAGTTAAATCTGAGAAGATTGGCAACCCAACTTCTGATATTGTAGACTCATATTATATCTGCAAGATGGCGCTCGAAATTATATAGCGGTAGAGCTTGACACGCATACCCTCTTATGGTATATTAAAGTGTAACAAGAGAGGATTGATTCGTTATGATTATGAACAGAAAAGATGCCATTCGCAACTCACTACTTACTTTGTCAGAACGTGAGGAAAGAGTAATTCGGTTGCGGTATGGTATTGATGGTGTTGGTGTCCACACGTTAGAAGAAGTTGGTCAAGAATTCTGCGTGACTCGTGAACGTATTCGGCAGATAGAAATAAAGGCCTTACAAAAACTTGCAAGTTCTACTCGCCATTTGAGGGAGTTTGTGTGAATATCTTTATACTAGACAAAGACCCAAGAATTGCTGCACAATTACAATGTGATAAACATGTTGTAAAAATGATTGTAGAAAGTGCTCAGATGCTTTCTACTGCTCACCGTATGTTAGACGGTGCAGAGACACGCAGGGCGTCCAAGTCTGGTAAAACTATGTCAAAGTACTGGGAACTGCCTGATGCGCGTGAGGCGTCTTTATACAAGGCTGTCCATATGGGACACCCATGTACTGTATGGACAATGCATAGTGACAACAACTATCTTTGGCATTATGAACACTTTATCGCCTTGTGCAAAGAATATACATACCGATACGGTAAAGTTCATGCAACAGATACTAAACTGCGTAAAAGTCTTGCAGCGATTCCTACAAATATCAGAAGTGGATACAAGTATCTAATGACTCCTTTCCCTCTAGCAATGCAACACGAACCACAGTGTATTCATCACGAGGATCCTGTACGTTCATATAAAGAATATTATCAAACAAAACAATCTCGATTCAATATGGTATGGACAAAGAGAGAAATTCCAGAATGGTTTGAGAAAACTTCTTGACATACCTACGCGATTCATGGTATAAGTAATAGTACAAACAAAATAGAGATAAAAACAATGATTCTAATAGACCTAAGTCAAGTCATTATCTCCAACTTAATGACACAAGTGGGATCGAGAACAAGTGAAATAGATGAAAATCTAGTACGTCACATGATTCTTACAAGCCTACTCAATATCAAGAAAAAGTTTTCCAATGAATATGGAAATGTTGTGATATGTTGTGATAATCATAATTATTGGAGAAAAGACATATTCCCATACTACAAATATTCTCGTAAAAAAGAACGCGAATCATCTGGCATTGATTGGAGTCTTATTTTCAATACAATGAATGCTATGAAAAGTGATCTAAAAGAGGTGTTTCCATATAAAATTGTAGAAGTAGAACGTGCAGAAGCTGATGATTGTATTGCAGTTTTAATTCAAGAATATGCAGTAAGGGAAAAGTGTATTATAATTTCTAGTGATAAAGATTTTAAACAGCTACAGAAATATCCTAATGTCGCGCAATACAGTCCTATTCAAAAGAAATTTCTCAAAGAACCACATCCATACAAGTATCTGCGTGAACATATTATTCGTGGCGACAAATCAGATGGAATACCCAATTTTCTGTCGGACGATGAAGTATTTGTTGAAAATCGCCGTCAAAAGGCTATCACTAAAAAAAGTTTAGTTGATTGGATGGATATGTCCAGAGATCCAGAAGATTTCTGTGATGCCAATATGATTGCTCGTTACAAGAGAAATGAAAAATTAGTAGATCTTACATATGTTCCGAATAATATTCGGGATGCTATAATTGAACAATTTGAAAACGATCCAAAAGGAGACATGCGAAAAGTATTTGACTATTTTATAAAAAATCGTATGATGATGTTGATGGAAGAAATTGATGGATTCAAAGAACCAAAATATAAATCTTATGCAAAGGATGTAATGAACATAGCATGAAAATTAAAGAAACAAAAAACCACAGGTGCTATACTAAATTAACACCAATTATCAACTTTGACCATATCTTCGGATTTGAAGTCAAAAAAACTGAAGTCAATAGCGTTTGGTCGCAAGATGGAAAGTCTATTGTATCAAAGAAATTTTTTGTAGACGAAAAACTTGCAAAAAATTATGCAGATAGTCAACGAGTCTGATGATAATTGATACGCATATGAATAAAGTCATTAGTGAGAATGAAAATATGACTATTCCTTACTACTTGATGGCATCATATGCGTATTATAAAGAGGATGACCCAATTTTGTCCGATGGTGTATATGACGAATTGGCAAAAAGAATACTAGACAATTGGATTTTTATTACCCACTACCATAAAGATTTGATAAAACTAGACGATTTATCTGCCGGCAGTTACTTAGGGGAATATCCATCAATCGTGATTGGGGCCCTAGAAAATTTGAGAAAGAAAATCAAATGATTAAAAAACTTGCAATATTTTTGAGCGTTCTAATACTCGCATCCTGTAGTAATTATGCAGTGTTTGCTCAGTCTGTTAAAGAAGGTACTGTTATTAGCGTAGAACCTGTATATGAAGTCAATTGGAACTCTATACCACAAGATGTCTGTCATACAGTACAAGTTCCTATACGGCAGAGAAATAGTGGAATAAATTTACAAGGTGCAATTATCGGTGGATTGATTGGACAGGGATTGAGTAGTGACTCCCAACGAGTTCGGAATAGAAATGCTGGTGCAATTATTGGTGGATTTTTGAATAATCAAAATGGACAAGTAGTTGGTTATAAAAATCAACGCCAATGTCACATCGAATATAAACAAGTCTCGCATCGAAGATTAGTGGCGAATGAAATTGTTGTCAATGTTGAAGGAAATATTTTTAGGGAAAGAGTAATGCAAAGATACCATGTTGGCCAGAAGATTCCGATATATTTCTCATTCACCACAAATTAGGGCTTGACTTTCTAGGGACTTTCTGATACATTATTAGTATAGAAAGAATCACTAGTCACTGAAAGGACTAATAAATGAATATCGAACTTTTTCATATATTTGCATATTCTGGGAATAATCATTCAACAGACCTATTTGCTTCTGCATGTAATGTATCAAAACAACATGCAGAAAAATTACACAATATCTACGCAAAGATGGATGCAGTTGTTGAGACTGTAATTCAATCAGATTCAGGATCTTCGTACTGTGCTAGAGATGTCACAACTACCAAACAATTTACATTTTAATGCTTGACAGAATCACCACAGTGTGGTAGAACAGTAGTATAGAAAGAATCACTAGTCACTGAAAGGACTAAAAATGAATGTAATGCAGATCAAAAACGCCATGTTGGAAATGTCACAAACAGAATTGGGACAGATTGTTCACTATGCAAATTCGATCAAATCAATCTCTGCAACCGCCACTTTCTCTGTAGGACAGAAAGTTATGGTGTTGCAGAAAACCAAATCGACTTATGCAACCATCGTCAAAATGAACCCCAAAAAAGCGATTGTTGAAATGAATTATGGAAACCGTGGAATGACAAAAGTAAATGTCCCTTACTCAATGTTGGAAGTCGCATGAATACTTTGAAACTTTTACCTTCGCAGCGGGTTTCAAAACCCGCCGCAGAGGACGCCGAACTTTCCTACTGGAAGGCTCAGGCAATCGCCCTGACGCATCGCAATGATGATCTGAGATATATTGTTGCCAATCAACAAAAAGAATTGCATAACACGCGGAATATTGCTTGACATCCTCTCTATACTATGGTACATTATTAGTATAGAAAGAATCACTAGTCACTGAAAGGACTAATAAATGCAAAATCAAATCGAAACACTCATTGAGAACATCAAAACTGATTACTACAACTGGACTTCGCGCGGCGGTACAAAAGAATTGACAGAAGTTAATGAGAACATGATTGCCGCATTTAACAATGGACTCGAAGTTCGTGAGGGTAACAAATACATCAAAATTGTTACAAATAATTCTGTTTGGGGATTTGTTGTCAAAGGTGACAATGACAAAAAATTCCAAAAAGGTGATATTCTGAAAGCTGCTGGATTTGCAACCCCTGCTCGGAACCACGCTCGGGGAAATGTATTTGCAACTGATTATGCAATTAATTGGACCGGACCACTTTACATGATGCATATGGGATAAAAAATGTATAATTTTATTCGTGGATGGATATTAGGACAAATGAGGTGGAGAGATTTAATTTTCTTCACTTTGGGACTGTCGCTGATGTTCTATTTTAAAGAACAAACTATCGTAAATTGGGAGCCTGTAGATCAGGCTCTAATTGAAAATGCTGTAATCCTTGCATTGCATGGGAATTAAGGAAATGAAAATGAATAACCCTCTATCCGAAACTGAACAGTTGATAGAACGTATGGACTTGATGGAACTAGAACTCAGGTCTTTGGCAGAACATGTAAGGGCTCAGAACGACAAGATAACCACACTATTATCCTTATCATTTGAAAACATGCAGGGATTAGTAGATATTATTAAGGCACAATCACCAGACCTAGAGGAAGAATAATATGAAACGTCAAACTAAACTTAACAAATATCTCGCGGAACCAAAAATCAATCGTCGGTTTTCCGCACAACTGAAACGCAATAAACACAATCGTGCCATTGAAATGGATGAGTTGCTTCGTAAAGATCAATATTATTCTGAACTCAAACGATTAAAACTAGAAAAACTTAGGGCATCCGATCCGATTGCGCGGCCGCCTTTGCCGTCATCTTCGGCGGATATCGAGTTTGAAGATGTTTCTGGAGAAATTCTTGATGCAGAGTTTGTAGAAGAAAAGGAGAAAGTTTAAAAAAACTATTGACGAATCACATTACATGTGATATAATTAATACTGTAATAAGAAATAACTCTTATACATATATCGTGTAGTTCCATATGCCTTTTAGGCGGAATAATATACACATCAACAAACTAAAAATATAAAGGAATCCAACTTATGGATAATACTAAAATGAACTCAGAAGACACAAGTATGCTAGTCACTCGCCAAACTCCAATGGGGCGTGGAATAACCTTTGTCCGGTTTAAAATGATCAAACTTGATGATATTGATGTCGGAATCGGTCGTAACATTGGCCGAGGCGGAAAAGGAATGGTTTCTCAAAAAATCGAGGACTTTGGCCGAATTATGCTCAGTGGGAATTATTCCCCAAAATATTACATTCCACCAGTTGTTGAATGTAGTGCCATCAACGAATTCACTCTAAGTTTAAAAGCTGGTTTTCACCGTGTGGTTGCTGGCAAACGAATTTGGGAACAAGTGAAAAATGGCAAACTGGAAGAAGATCCCAATATTCCTGCTACAATGGGAATGATTGAGGTTGCAGTAGTAGACTTTGAGGATGACGTTTCGCGCGATCTTTACGCAAACCTAGAAAATCGTGAAAATGAAAATCACGTTAAAACAGATCGCACAGATTTGGATATCGCAATTTCATATATTGGAATTAGGAAACATTTCATTGCAGATGGTGATTGGAATGGGTTGCCTGCGCCAAAAAACAGCGAAGAATCAGAAGCGTTTGCACTGAGTTTTATAAAAAAAGATATGAAAGTAAATAACGAAGATCGTTGCAATCGTATCTACAATTTGGTCTTAGTAGAAGGTGGAGTTACTAGTAAGGTTGTCCATGTTCCAGAAAGATCAGAATTGAAAATCGAGTCGGAAAAACTTGGACTTAACAATCCTAGTTACACTGCAACATTTAGGACTAAAGATGACCCCAAATATGATTATGGGGTGTGCAAGGCTGTTATGGACAACTGCTTAGACCTAAATGGACAAAAAACTTCGTGTTTTGCAAGGTATACAAGTGCAACTGCATCTCAAATTTCTTTATATCGTCCGATAAAAGAAGATATCATCCGTTCAAAATTAAAAGAACTTGCAAAGTTTGGTAAATTTGTTGCGGAAAACAATATTGATACTGATGATCTAATTGATTTTCGCTGGTCGAGTCAATTATTTGGTGAACAGAATTGGGTAGTTTTTCCTTCATCTAAATAATCTCTTATGAATTATTAAAAAAAGAAAAAGGGGGGCTTGACATTGGCTCCCCTTTCGTGTATTATAATAGTATAGAGAGAATCACTGAAAGGAAATATAATGATTGCTGTGAAAAATAAAACAATATTAGTAGATTGCGATGGAGTGCTCTTAGATTGGGGATATTCTTTTGCCTCTTGGATGCACCGGCATAATTACAATGTTGTAGATAACTCTGGTGTCTATGATATTGGTACTAAATATGGAATTGAGAGGAGGACAAAAGAACGGCTCGTTCGGATGTTCAATGAAAGTGCTTCAATTCGGAAATTGCCGCCTTTACGGGATGCAATTAAATATGTCAAAAAACTACATGAAGAACATGGATATATTTTCCATGCTATTACTAGTTTAAGTAATGACCAATATGCTCAACATTTACGGACAAAAAACCTACGGGAATTGTTCGGTGATACCGCATTTGAAAAGTATGTATATCTTGACACTGGCGCAGACAAAGATGATGCACTAGAACCATATCGGAATAGTGGTTGTTACTGGGTCGAAGACAAGCCCCAGAATGTTGATTGTGGTATCAATCTTGGTTTGAGTGGAATCCTAATCGCCCACGATCACAATGTTGATTATGATGGGAAAGCAACTAGGGTTCAAAACTGGAAAGAAATCTATCGGGGAATCACTGGATAAAAATTTATAAATAGTCCTGTAATTCAATTATAGGACTTTTTCATGGCAGTTAATTTTCCCGATAGCCCAACAAATGGACAAGTACACGTTGTCGATGGCGTAAATTTTGTATATAATACTTCAAACACTTACTGGCAAAAACAAGGAACAAGTGTTCCTCCTGTAATAACAGGACATGTCTTACCAGATACCACACTCACATATGATCTAGGTTCTGCAACCCACAAATTTAAAGACCTGTATATGGATGGTAACACTCTCCACTTGGGGGATGAAACTATCAAGTCTGGTGCCGATGGTATTGAATTTGCAAAAATGAAAGTTGGTAGTGGAGCCAACAGTATAAAATTTGAAGTCGATTCATCTGGTAAATTGAAAAAAGAATCTACAGTCGGGGGTGTCAAACAACCAGAAGTTGATGATGTGGAATCTATTGCAGACTTGTCTGATGTCACATTGGATGTTGTAGCAGAAACTTTAATAATCGGTCTGGACGATCCGACAGCCGGACATGGTACTGATTGGCAATGGACTTGGACTTCTGGACCACTCGCATATGCAAGAGCAACAATCACAAACTCAACAGAATCTAGTGTGCCATTATATAAAGGTGGTACATATACAATGTATAACTTCGCCGCACACACAATTCATGGGGCTATGACACAAACGCATAAAATTCATTTGAAGTGGATTGAAGGTCAGGGAATTCAGAATAATGTTTCTTGGTCTACAGAAACTTTAAATGTTACAAATATTACTGTCGCGGGTGTCAACGGTGGTGCAGCTACAGAAGTACAGAGGTTAATTGTCAATGTTCCTACCACAATAACACTTCCTAGTTTGGTTGCTCCAGATGTGGCGTATGATGTTGCTTATGCAAATGCAGGCGCATATACATTCTCTGGTACTCGATCTGGCGATAATCCAACTATAGGACCATTATATAAAGGTGGTACATATACTTTCAATCTAGATTCTACTTTATCAGGACACCCATTTTATCTTTCTACTATAGATAGTGGCGAAGGGGGGTATACAGCTGCGGCATATGCTGGAGAATATACTTCTGGTGTGACAGGTTCTAGAAATGAATCTGGAACTCTAAAATTTACTGTTCCATCAGACGCACCTTCTACCTTATATTATCAGTGCGGTAATCATGCGACAATGAAAGGTACTATTAATATTAAAGATTTAGCAGTACCCACTAATAGTGCTGGAAATTATCTTTTATCTGCACAACATTCACAAGAGGGTCATGCAACTGAAATAGAAATACGACCCAAACCCACGATACCCAATCAAATGTGTCTTGTATATGATTCTACATTATCAAAATTTGTCCCACAAGACATGGGAGAATATATCGGGAAAACAGCAGTTTTCAAAGAAAAAATTGGTGATGTCGCATCAGAACAAATAACTGCAAAAGTTTCAGATGGTACAGTGACAACTCTCGCAGCTGTTAAATCTGCAACTATCCTAATTGCTAATATTAGTCAGCAAGGAGATCTTTCAGTTATAACTGGGTCTGCAAGATGGTATGCACCCTTTGGTTTGACGATAACAAACGTGAGTCCGAAATTAGCAACTGCCGCTGACGCATCTGTGGCACTTGTAGTAAAGAAGAATGGTGCGGCACAATCTAATATAACAATCGCATCTGGGGCTACTACGGCAGTTTTAACAGGTGTTAATAATACTTGGACAATGGTAGAAGGTGATTATCTTACTATGGATGTTACTTCTATTGGAACTGATGCTAAAGGTAAAGATTTAGTAGTTCAATTCAAATATACACAGACATAAAATTAATTATAAATAGTTTCAAACAACACAAATAATATAAATTAGGAGAAAAAAATGACTAACATTGTCATAAAAAATACTGGTAAAGTCGTTGATGCAGATGGAGTCGAATCTGACGAAGTTATTAATAGAACTTTCCGGTGTGTTATGGACGGTACTGCATTTCAAGCATACTTACAAGTTACCGGCGAACCAGAAGTATTATTTCAAAACCAACCTTGGAAATTTGATGAGGCTGGTAGTAGAATCGATTGGAATGACCTTGCAGAAGCTATCGCATGGTTCACACTCAACCAAGATCACGAAGAGGGATAATTAAAATGGCAAAAGTATGGGAATATCAAGGACGAGCGGACATGCCAACCATCACGGAAGATGCGCGGCCAGGAAATGCTGGATTTTATATCGATGGAATTAAACACGATAAAACAAGTCTGACTCCGCAATTTATGAAAAAAGTAAATTACCAATATCAAGCTGGAGTCAGCACTTGGTCACATCCGGTTACTTCTGGATGGAACGACACTTATGCTGTAAATGGAGCGCAACTAGGTCTTTCCAAAATGACAGGTTCTATGTCTGGTTATCAAACTAATGGTACAGGACACTACAACTACCCTTGGGATGGTTCATACATGGATCTGTCCGGCACCCTTAAAATGGGTACGACGAGTGTAATATCTAATGGAACTAAAGAGACTCAGATACATTCGTGGCACGATACGAACTATCAATACGTTAGAAAATGGCCCCACATGGCCGATAGTGTAGATTTAGATCAAGTAAATCCGTCTGCGGGCAACTCGAGCAATAAAGGACCTGGCAACACCCAACATGCTGCTTATCTACATGAGACAGTGGGAACTTCCGACGGCGTTTTTTGCTGGTTTCGCTGTAACGGCAACACAAACCATTATAACTATCCTAGCTATTATTATGGAGTTCATTATGGTACATTTCCGGATGCCCAACCCAACTTTCATTACACATATTTTAATAATATGAATACTTATTTTGTCGTACAATATTTGGGCAAATCTACTGTAGATGGCGGTCATTTATTTGTTGGAACGAAAGCTGGAACTGGCGGTTCTGGTGTTCAAACTAATGTTGTGAAAGCGGTTTGGGGTAGTTCATATACTCCTACTTGGACTACGATGTTTCAAAATAATACAGCGCCTAGTGCCTCTGGTACATCTCAGGGCGGGAACATGATGAACAATGTTGATACTCCCACCAATTGCTCGGCCATATTTGACGATCCAAGAGGAACTGCTAATACTAAAGTGTTCTATCGCAATTATTATGATAGTTACAGAAATTTTCATCCTTTTGTAATGACTTGGGATACATCAACTGATACTTTTGCGCGTGAAACAGATACTTCGTGCGATGTACTAAGTTCCGTACATTCCGATATGTCATCATATGCACTTGATGATGGTAACTATAAATGTCAGATGCTAAATCTACAAACTTGGATGGGTGGATCGACAAGATATTTGTGTGATATGAAGTTAGATGGAAAACCGTCAGCAAAAGATGGAAATTCAAACTATAGAACATGGGTTACTTATTCTGTTGGCGCGTCCGATCCAAGGGCTCTGACATATCATAGTAAAGTCACGGTGCCATCAACACCTAGATCAATGATTTGGTTGAATGACTCTCATACAATGATGGGTATTTGGTTTCAAAACTCTTTTGGAATTTATTCTTGGAATAATACCACTGGTTGGAATTCAACAACTACTTTGAACCATATGGTTATGAATATTGGTAGAGATAGTTTGGATAGAATTTGGTATATTAAACAAAGTTCTAAATATGGTGCCTCTTATACTGAATTGCATCTCTTGACTCCAACACTTCCTGTGTCAATTACTGTTGTACCAGAAACAGCAGCATATACATATTCTGGTACAGTTATTACCAGTTATATAAATGTAAGTGCTATTAACGCTTCTGGTACTAGAATTGCTTCTAGTGTTAAACTGGTAATCGAAGGTTCTTCTATGACATTTGCCGATGATAGTACTAGCAAAACAGTCACTACATTGACAAGTGGCGATTTGCAGGTTGCAACTAAAGTTAAATCTGCTGGATTTACTAATGTATCGGCAAGTATCGAAATCTAAAATAGGAGTGTAATCGGGTGACAACTAGTGCAACAATAGTCTCTACCTCCTTTGGGGTAGAGACCAATAACGCAGAAGCGGGGCCATCTACACTTCCACAAGATATTCAAGCATTGCCACCAATACAAATTACTGTCGCAGCTGGGTCAGGAAGAGCTCCTTTTTCGGCGGTACATTCTAATACGTCTATAGTTTCCTCACATCCAAGTGGGGGAACCGTTACTGCATTGCCCAAAGAACAGATTTTTGCAAATACGAATATTATTTCAAGTAAAGACAGTGCTGGGGGCCCGACTGAGATCTTTTCTGCTCAATTTTCGACATATATTTCTCAAAGTGTCGGTAGGACTCCATTAATTGATTCTTATAGTTCCGGCTTTTCAACAGGATTTTTTGATCTAAAACAGACAATAAATCCCGATCAAAAATATATTTATACCCAAGCCTCATCTGGGGCAAAATTGCCAGATATAAACGAGAAATTTTCAATTACTACATCTGGCGGGCCCCTTGGGACTGTACAAGTGTTGCCCAAAAGATGGGAACCGACTCAATTGAATATAGTGTCTCATGGTCAATCCCCTGCATTTGACTTTTTAGGAACTGGTGGACAAGCAACATATACTCTTGCAAATCATAAAAATCAAGTCGGCGGTGCAACTGCTGGCGGAAACGCAGAATTTATTACCGCTGGAACACATAGTTGGACTGCCCCTGCTGGAGTTACATCTGTTTGCGTTGTTTGTGTGGGCACAGGTGCTAATGGTGGTTATCAGTGGTCATCAGGTGGTGGTGGCGGAGGCGGTTTAGGTTATAAGAATAATATTACTGTCGTGCCAGGCACCGCATACACTATAGTTGTTGGTGCAAAAGGAAGTCAAGTATCTAATGCAACAAATTCATCTGGTAGAGGTGGAAACACTTATTTTATAAGTGAGGCAACTGTATGTGGATTTGGTGGCGGCCGTGGTGGTACAGGTACTACTGGGTCAAATAATGGTGGATATGGTGGCGGCTATACTGGTGACGGTGGCGGCCGAGGCGGAAATGGTGCATGGGAAGGTTCATGGACTCGTGGAGGCGGCGGCGCTGGTGGTTATTCCGGTAATGGTGGCGATGGGGGCAGAAACTTTGAAGGTGGGACTTTATCATCTGGCTCTGGTGGCGGCGGAGGCGGTGGAAACTACTATTCAAGTACATACGGTGTCGGTGCCGGTGGTGGTGTCGGTCTTGGTGGAGAAGGTACTAGTGGAGCTGGAGGTGTCACATTAAATGCGGGATTTGGTGGCCGAGGCGGCTCTGGTGGACAAGACGGACTCGACGGAGAAAACCCAGTAAATTCTGGAAATCTTACAAACGGCAACTATCAAATTTATGGTGGTACTTATGGTGGTGGCGGCGGTGGTTCTGGCACATCTCGCGGTGGTGGATATGGCGGAGTTGGTGCAGTCAGACTAGTTTGGGGAGCAAATGTTGCATTTCCCTCTACAAATGTAGGTGTAGCGCCGGCAGTAGGAACAACTACAACTCAGGTGACAGATCCCCAGCCGGTATTTTCTTATAGTTCTTTCCCTGCAAATCTTGGAATTGATAAAACACTCACTTCTATGTCTATAATTACTTCTGGAACAACAGCAGTTATTCCTAGTCATCTTTCAGACAAATCTTTAACTAATATCAGTTTTTCAACATCTCCACTAAAAAACCCACCAATACAATATACTAGTGCAGAAATTAGTATTCCCACAATAGAAACTAATGCTACAATTTCATCCAATTCTATCCAAAAAGAATTAAAAAATATAGAAATAATAACCAATAAACCCGCAATTGGAGCCGAGACCTGTTCGCCAACACTTAAAAAAATTATAATAGATGGAAGCTCAGGACGAACCCCAATTTCAAACAATATCACTACATTATCAATGACTACAAATCCTCTAGGATTCCTTGATGCTATGCCCTCAACACCCCAGCCAGTCACTATCAATTTAAAAGTCCATCCATCATTACCTAAATCTATTGATGTATCAAAGGATATAACTTTAGGGGCCCCTTCTTTTTGTAACTCAATATCCGCAGCAATTTTTACTGCAAATACAGAACCACTTGGTTTCTTTACTGAAGATGGAATTTCTTTTTTCGCAGAGATAACTGATCAAAATGACCCAAGACTCAAGGGAACAACTGCCGCTGGTGGCGGCGGTGGAGGTGGCGGCGGAGGTGGAGATGCTGGCGGAGATAGTAGTACTGGTCCTGTTCAATCTTGGTCTTAAATGATTATAAATAGAGATAAAAGGATTTAACTATGCCATTAACATTCCCAGCAAGTCCTACTAATAATCAAACCGTGACTTTAGGTGGCCAAAATTACAAATACAATTCCACTAAAGGTGTTTGGGAAGCTTCTGGTGCCGCTGGTGGTTTTGATGCTAGTGCATTTGATTCTCATATTCTACCCGCCACAAATGAAACTTATGATATCGGTAGTGCAAATAAAAAAATAAGAGACATTTATTTATCAGATAGTACACTAAATATTGGTTCGCAATCTATTAGTGCAAATGCAACAGGTATCGTATTGCCCGCAGTGACTATTGGTACAGGTACAAATAAAGTGGTCCTTTCTGCAAGTGCAGACGGTGGATTGACACAAGCTGGCACAAACTCTGCTGGTGTTGCCGCTGCGGTTGAAACTGGTGGTGGTGTTGGTGCAGCTGCATCTGGCGCTGCTGCGTCATACGCAGATATGGACGCCCTTATTGCGGCTACAGGAATGTCTACCGGACAAACTGCA